ACACCAATTGTTGCACCTGGCAATTGAGCAGTTTTACACATGAATGTTAATTTAGTTTGTGCATTTCCTGGCGCAGAGAACGCAGGAAATGGCATAGAGACTTCAAACAAATTAGGACGGGCACCGTCCCCTGTCATTTGCGCTCTAAAATCGTTTACATTAAATGCCATTTATTTTCTCCTGTTCTCTATTTATTAGAACTTCCCAACGACTTCATCAAAGCTCACACCAGTGCGAACTGCAACAAAGTTAAGTTGGATAAAGTTGATTGAGCGTGCAGGTTTAATATAGATATCGCCAACAAATTCATTGCGGTCGATAACTTCACCAGTGTTATTGGTTTCGTCACAGACTACACGGAAGTCGGTAATACCACGGCGACCTTGAACATCACGCAAGAACGGTTCTACTAATGCAACAAACTGAGCTCTTGTGAATTGGTCATTGAATTCAAACAATGAGAAACGAGCCGCACGAGCAATTGCTTTCTCAAGGACAATAAACAGACGGCGAACATTGATGCGGTCAAACGCACTTGGTTTGCTCAACATTGTCTTATCACCAAAGAGAACTGTACCTTCACCTTGGAATGTAACAACAGGGTTAATACCTTTTACATACAATGTATCTCTATCTGTCTTAGTTGGGTTGTATGCCAACTTGATGATGTTTTTAACAATACCACGATTTAGACCACCTGGTGAGAACCATGGGTCTCTTTCTTGGTCGGTTCTTGCACATAGACCTGCAACATCACCGTTTAATGGAACCCAACGGTATACATCGTTATACTTATCGTATTGATATTTCCAGTTACCATCTAACACGGCATATGAAGTTGAAGTCAATGTGTCACGGTATGCGACTGTATCAGCAGATTCATCACCAGCATTGTTTACAACATCTGCTTTTTCTGGTGACAAGAATACTAAGCAATCTTTGCGTGATTCTGCCATTGAAATGAGACTGTCTGCAAGTGTTTGACCAGCAGGACCTGAAATGACTAATGAAATGTCAACAGAGTCGGCATTGTCAAATGAATCGTATGCAGTTACCACATTGGCAGTTGTAATTGTACCATCAGCACCATTTGAAAGTGATACTGTTACATTGGCAGTTAAATTTGCAAATGCAGTTGCTGAATTACCACCCCAATTGGAACCTGCGGTTGGGTGGTCCATCCATTGAATATATTTCGATTGTGATGCAAGAATATTCTTGTAATAGATTGAATTGCCAGAATCATCTTTTGCATCAGCAGCTTTAGAAGCAAATGGGAATACTTCAAGAACTGTATTTTTAGTTCCTGTAAATTTGCCATCTTCATCGATAACAATCATATGAACTTCATCAAAACCTCCGCCTTGATTGATTACATATGTTGATGTGTTTGGTCTACTTGTGAAACTGGAAGCGTATGTCCAAGTTGCCCAAGTATTGGCATCTGCCATAGAAACTTTGAGAGAGTTACCAATCGAACCAGGGAAACGAGCGGCAAATTCACCGACTGCGCCTTGGCCAGTTGAGTAGTTTAATTCCCAATCATCTTCATTTTTGATTAGGACAGGAGTTGCTGCGCTATTTGCGATAGCGTTACGGGTATCTGCAACCGATACTGCACGAACAATTTTTAATGTGTTTGTATATGCTAGGAAGTTTGCTGCTGAGAACCAGTATTCATAATTTGTTGAATCAGGTTTACCAAATCTGTCTGCAAGACGAACCTCGTCAGAAATGGTAATGATTTCACCTGCTGGACCCCAAGCAAACGGCCCCGCAAATGCGCCAATGCTAGTGGCGACTGAAGGCACAATTGTAGTCAGGTCAATTTCTGATACATTTACGCCTGGTGAGAGCTGAAATGCCATGGATTTCTCCTTTTGTTATAGGATAGAATTCTTTTTATTGTCTATTTAGTTTTTTATAAGCTTGAGGTGTGATAACCTCTTTCGGTCCAAACATCACCGGAATCAATGAGGACTTCTTCTTTTCTTCCGTCATCTATAATTCCGACAGGTGTAAGTTGTTCTTCATCTCCAAGCATGTTCTGTTCTTCTAATAGAACCTTTCGGATATCTATGTTTGTTGAATCTTTGAAGTAGGTTTGGGCAGTTAGCCACGCAAAAAGAACAAGACCCATTACGATATCATCATTATTACCTTCTTCGGCTGCGTAAGAATCTCTGACACGAATAAAGGTATTCAGTTCGGCAATAGTATCAAAATCTTGTATGAATAACTTATCAGATTCGACAAGAGTTTTTAAATTGGCACAGCCAATCTTTTTAACTGTTTTGGTTGTTTTAATACCAAAATTAGATGCTCTTTTGAAACCGCCAGAAATTGTTTGCCCTTTGATATGATGATGGTCAATTTTATATACATTTTCATATTCTAAGTCATAGTGTAGAATATCGACAACCTGTTGGCCAACATTGTTTGTCTCAATCAAAGCAAATGCCTCGTTGTATCTTCGGCATATTGAGTAAATGATTGTTGGAAAAAACAATAAAGGTAACTTGTTATTTCTATATTTAGCGACTTGCCTATACGGTGTCTCCGTCACATCAATCACATTAATAGTATGATAGTCTAACCCAACACCTTCTGAACAATCCACGGTTGCAATATACATGCGACCTTGTTTTGGTAGTTCATAAATGTCAAAATTTTCTTCTTGCCAAGGTGGGTCTTTAAATGCAAGACTTCGTAGTTTTGCACCTGAAATAAGTGTTGCAGAAGAACCAATAAATTCTGTTTCAAATTCTTGTCTAAACTGTTCTTCTGAAGTGTTTCGTATTGTTTCTTCTTTCCATTTCTCATCTCTGCCTGGCACCATTGACCAATGAACTTCAATAGGTTTATACAGAGAACGACCTTCGGCCGCATCAACCCACATCTTGTAGAAGTGATTCAGACCATATGGTGTCGAAACGATAATAACTTTGGTGGTTTGACCGGATGAGATAACAGGGTATGTAGAAGTAAAGAAATCGTCTGCCATATTCTTAGGAACGAAAGCAAATTCGTCTAAGAAAATTAAGTTATATGTACCACCACGAACACCTGCGGCAGATGTTGCATATGCAAAAATCTTAGAACCGTTTTCTAATTCAATGTTTCTTTTGTTCCAAACAATAATACCTTGTTGCAACCATATTGGAAGATACTCATAAGCTTTTTGCAAACGAGAAAGAATTTCTTGTGCTAACGCACCTTTGTTGGCAAGAATGGCAATTGTGTAATCGTCTTGGAATAAAACGCACCATAACATGTAACCTACTGTGGTAGTAGTTTTACCAACCTGTCGAGGCATTTTACAGATAGAGAAACGATTCGCATGAAAGTCACGAACCATATCTTCTTGGAATGACCACATGTCAAATGGGACAAGACCTTTGTCCACATTGACAATCTTTACATAATTTTTAATGAAATAAACAGGGTCTTGGGAACACAACAAAATTTCTTTTGCTTGTTCTTCGGTAAACGAAATTTCAATGCCGACTTTTTTTAATCGGTCATTACCAAGATACCCGTCAGACATTTACTTTGTGATGCTACGAAGCATCCATCCGTGTTTTTTGTGAGCATCAATACGACCTGCAATAAAGTCTGCAAGTCCTTGTTGGTCTAATTCGTCTGCAAGTTTAAATGCAATATCAAGAGTTGCAAGAACTTTTTCATTGTCCATCGCTAAACGGCGAACCATTTCAATGCCACCTGGAATAGAAGTTTCATCTTCAATGGTAGTTAGTTCTAAAAACCTTGTGAAAGAACCTGGTGCATAGGCATTTAATGAACGAATTTCTTCCGCAATTGGGTCAACTGCACCGTGCAATTCTTCATACAAGTTGCCAAAAAAATCGTGATATTGTGGGAAGTTTGCACCTTCCACATTCCAATGATAGTTGTGTGATTTAAGGTACATAGCAAAAGTATCTGCCAAAACCTTACGCATGATTTCGATTAAAGTGTCCATAGTTTTCTATTTATTAGTTTTCAAAAGTTTCATTAATTCGGCAGTAGACCCAACAAATACTGCTTTGTCCACATTGACATTCTTAACTGAAGATGCTTCTTGTGGTGAAAGGTCTTTTCTTCTTTTTTGTATTTCAAGTAAATCTTTATTCAAATCTGCAAGATTTTTAATTAAACCGGCAGCAACTTCGTATGCTCTAGGATGTTCAGATGCCTTGGCGACATTCAATAAATCATCCATCGCCTGATTGCCCTTTTCAATAAGACTACGAATATTGCATCTCGCAAATGCGGCATCGTCATCAACAACAGTAGGAGACAATGGTTGAATTTCTTTTGATTCGGATTCTTTTTCAGTTACTTCAAACTGAATAGGTTCAACATCTAAAACTTCAGATAATTTTTCATTTAGTTTTTTCATGGTATATTAGGAAACTCAGTTATTGTTTCTGCAAATCCAAATTCATCATCCGGGTCTGTATCTTGAGGAACTGCTGTCGTAACAATCTGCACAAGTTTAATTGGCGATTTTTGTGTGGCAGTAATCGTATATTTAGCACGACTGTAATCACCACGAATGACATTGTTTGCTTCAAGCAATCTAGTTAAATCACCAACAATTAATGTGCCTGTATTAGTGTTACTGAAGTAAACTACTTTGCCTGTAATTTCTCCGTGACTTTGGACTCTAATTGTTTCACCTGTGGTAAAATAGTTATTACCATTGGCATAATCAACAGTAACTTGTTGAGTTATTCTATCGTTTGGTTCATTGTAGATATTTGTAAATGCACGACCATATGAAATGCCGCCATTTGCAGAAGTGTTTGCATAAGCGTCACCAATAAGTCCAATGTCGCCTTTGACAGGTGGCCATAAAAATGCTTTTACTGTGAACTCTAAATCCCAAAGAATCAATCTTGTTGTAGAAAAATCACCTTCATAATCTGTGGTTGTATTAACAGAATTTAATATAACAGGCATGTCATATTTTTTACCCATCTCATTAACAAAATTAACTGAAACAGTAAAGTCTGGTGAGAAAAAAGGAAGAATCTGTTCTACAATTTGTGTACCATCTTCTGTGTTTCTTACATAGATTGACATTGAAAAATTAAAAT